CGATAGTTAATCCGACCATTACGGTCAGAGGCTTCACTAAAAGAGATTACTTTTGGATAGTTGAAGCCTCTGACCGTAATGGTCGGATTAACTATCGTAAAGAGTATCACGATAAAGATGGCTCGGCATTCCGAGATTATGCTCGTTTGAAGTCAAAAGGCACTGTATCTATACAGCGCAAATTCAAAGAGTATAAAAACGCTGTTTGACAATTGAATATGGTTATAGTTGGGGCTGCGGGTCGGACGCTAAGGCACGGGACTGCAAATCCTTGGGAACTCGGTTGAACTCCGGGGCAGCCCTCCAATTTCATTAGGACATTTCGTCCAAATGGAGAAATCTTTATGGCTAAACGTCGCAATCGTCGTAACAAAGTTAAGGTTCAACCTGTTGTTGCGAATGTGATTAGTGCAGAAGCAGTCGCTATTCGTGCTCCTGATAACTTTGAAAATGTTATCTACACGTTGGCAGATGTTTTCGAAAGCGTAGCAAAGTATATTTCTCGTCTACTTACTAAAACGGTAGACTAAATTATTGGGGGAGTTTAACTCCTCCGTTTGTAAGTTTTATTGGAATGTGGCGCAGCGGTAGCGCAGGTGACTGTTAATCACTTGGTCGCAGGTTCGAATCCTGCCATTCCAGCCAATACGGCCCCTTCGTCTATCGGTTAGGACACGAGACTTTCAATCTTGTAAGAGGAGTTCGATTCTCCTAGGGGTCACCAAGCATACTCCCATATGCCGACCTACCACATGCGGTTTTGGGGAAGGGCTGTGTGGTAGCAGCCCGAGAGATATGGACCTGTAACTCAATTGGTAGAGTAGCGGACTCTTAATCCGTATGTTGAAGGTTCAAGTCCTTCCAGGTTCACCAATCATGGATCCGTAGCACAATAGGTGGTGCAGAGGACTTTTAATCCTACGGTTGTCGGTTCGAGCCCGACCGGATCCTCCAATATGCGGGTGTAACTCAGAGGTAGAGTGTCAGTCTTCCAAACTGTTCGTCGCAGGTTCGATTCCTGTCACCCGCTCCAAACCCTAGACCGTTGGTAAGAACGGTCCAGTGTGTTGCGAGACACACCTACGATAACAATCCGGATGACGGACCATCGGCAGATGGAGAAGTTCGAATAGTTATCGTCAGTTTATGTTTCCGTAGTTCAACTGAATAGAACGCTGGTCTACGAAACCAGAGGTTGAGGGTTTGAGTCCTTCCGGGAACGCCAATATGCTGGTAGGTCGGCAAGATGTCGAGGAGTCCTCATAAGGCTTTAAAGGTTGGTTTGATTCCAACTATCAGCACCAGATCGGTTGTCTAAGTTGTATAGACATGAACGAGGCTACCTTGCCTCAACCGCTACAGTTTTGCGGTCAGGTGGTCCGGAGACCATTCTTGTCTCATAAGCAAGAGAGCCATGTTCGACTCATGGGTCCGCATCCAATATCAGTGTGATGTAACGGTAGCATAGCGGTCTCCAAAACCGTTCGTCTGGGTTCAAATCCTAGCACTGGTGCCAGTTTTATCAGGGTGTGGCTCAATTGGTAGAGCATCCCGTTTGGGGCGGGAAGGTTGCAGGTTCAAGTCCTGCTACCCTGACCATTTAGAAAGGTGACTAGATATGAGTAGAGAACAGTTAAAACTACAGGCTATTATTCGCCTTTCTTTGTTCTTCGCTATCGCTATTGTGGTAGGGTTTATTGTAAGTGATATTAACATTCTAGCAAGTCAGTGAGGAAAATATGTTTAAGATTACAGAAGAAACTAAAGCAGAAGCAGTAGCAGCAATGCGAGCCATTCTAGGCGATGCACCTACTGATAGTCAGTTAGACGAAGCATTTGAGGCTGCTGTTGCTATTGTAAAGAAGCAGTTTGGTATGTAAGAATACACGGAGGATGAAGCAGGTGGGACTTGTCCTGGTTTGCTAAACCAAGGGTATCCTTAGGGATATGCGGATCGAGACCGTCGTCCTCCGCCACGGAGTAAGTAACAGGCAAGGAGTCTGCACCGCTTGGAAAGCGGATGGTTCCCAGTAGGGAATAGGTGTCGGATACCTACTACTCCGCCAGTTAATGGATGGTTAAGCAGAGCGGCCTCTGTCCTCGCCTCGAAAGCGAAGGGTGCCCAACGGGCATGGTGATCGACACATCAGCCATCCGCCAATCTCAAAAGTCGAACTTTACTAAATAATAGTAACAGGAGGTTCGATTATGGCGAGACAAAATACTGAAAAAATGCGTCGTTGGAGAAGCGATGTAAAATACTATTTGATTGAGATAATGGGTGGTAAATGTCAATGTTGTGGATATGATAAATGTTCCAAAGCATTAGAGTTCCATCACGTTGATTCATCCGAAAAAGAACATGGTGTGGTGTTTAGAAATTCGGGCTTTAGAAAAGTATTGGATGAACTAAAAAAGTGTGTTCTGTTGTGTGCCAATTGTCATAGAGAAGCACACGAATATGACATAAAGTATCAATCAAGTTATAATAGTATTCTTGCGGAAAACTATTATGAAAAGTATAAAAAGGTTGCTACAAGAAAGGTTGATTGGGAAAAGGTCAACCTTTTAGATATGAAAAATTCAGGTTTAACTAATGTTGCCATTGCCAAAATGTTAGGTATAACAGAAGCAATGGTAAGAAAACGATTAAAAACGCTCCGTGAGCCAGATGAGACGGCACTTGGTTTACACCCTAGCATTGACGAGGTTTGATTCCTCGACGGAGCACCAATTATGCGCTTGTGGTCAAATTGGTAAAGGCGCTGGTCTTAGAAACCAGATTTTGCAGGTTCGAGTCCTGCCAGGCGCACCAAAGTTTAATGGCTCGTGAGTCGGGTTGGTTAAGACGCTGCCCTGTCACGGCAGAGATAAGGGGTTCGAATCCCCTACGAGTCGCCATTTTGGGGGATTAGTATAGTTGGGAAAACGCTAGCCTTGCACGCTTGAGTCATCGGTTCGATTCCGATATCCTCCACCAAATATATCGCCGGTTTAGTATAATGGCATTACAGTGGTTTCGTAGTCCTCTGATAGCGGTTCGATTCCGTTAACCGGCACCATGCTCGTATCGTCTAGTGGTCAGGACGTTACCCTCTCAAGGTAAAGAGTTCGGTTCAAATCCGGATATGAGCGCCATTTATGTGTCTCTGGTGTAAGTGATCTGCACGACGGTTTGAAGCACCGTAGGACTTAGTTTGATTCTAAGGGGACGCACCATGCCCTCATGGCCAAATTGGTAAAGGCACATGACTCAAAATTATGGATTTGTCGGTTCGAGTCCGACTGAGGGCACCAATTTGCTGGGATAGTGTAGTGGTAGCACACGAGTTTGTGGAACTTGTAGTTCAGGATCGATACCTGATCCCAGTACCATATTTGCTGTTGTAGCACAGGGGTAGTGCATTCCCATGGTAAGGGAAAGGTCGTAGGTTCAAATCCTACCAACAGCACCAGTTACGCCGACTTAGTATAATGGCATTACAGTGGTTTCGTAGTCCTCTGATATCGGTTCGATTCCGGTAGTCGGCTCCATTATATGAATGTAAACATCAGGGCTTGACATTCCGTCTTTCCTGTGCTATTATAAGACATAATGTGAAAGGAAATCGGAATGAATAAACTTTGGGTATTTGATATTGACAACACTCTGGCTAATGTTCACCATCGTTGGGAACACTTGCGGGATGGTAAAAAGGAATGGGATGAGTTCTTTGCTAAACAGCATTTGGATGAACCATATCAGGCAGTTCTGGATGTGTTTCATGCTCTAGCATTTGATCGGACAGATGATACCTTTATTGTGGTTACTGGTCGTGATGAGCGTTTCCGTGAGGTTTCATTAGAGTGGCTTAATCGTCATATTGAGTTCCAGTTTCCTGATGAAAACCTTTTCATGCGTCCTGCTGGTAATCGGGAAGATGATGATACGCTAAAGGTTAAGATTATCAAGAATTGGCTACAGCGTCATCCTAATTACAAGGTTGGTGCCATCTTCGAAGATCGTCATCGTATCATCGATGCTTTCCGTGCAGAAGGTTGGTATACTTTTGAATGTAACCAAGAACGTCTGGAGTATTGATATGATTGACTTGACAAAAGAAGGCAAACAGTTTATAGTGTTTGTTAAGAGTGGTAGCAATACATATCAAACATCATTCATGAATTGGAATGGTGTTGAGAGTTTCATTGCTATGTGTCCAGGAGTTTATAAGATTATGTCAGTGGAAGCATATGAAATTCCGTTGACTGGTCTAAAGTTAAATAGTTGATGTTCCATAGCACAACGGTTAGTGCAATCGACTGATAATCGATAGATCCAAGTTCGATTCTTGGTGGAACAACCATTATGCCGAGGCCGCCTGAGTGGACGGGCACCCGACTGTAAATCGGACGCTTATAGCACGGTAGGTTCGAACCCTACCCTCGGCACCAAACATTGTTCGGGGATAGTTTAATTGGTAGAACGGCAGATTTTGGTTCTGTCTATCAGGGTTCGAGTCCTTGTCCCCGATCCATTCTGGATTAGTTTAACTGGTAAAACTTCGCACTCTGACTGCGACATTCGTGGTTCGAATCCATGATCCAGATCCAATCATTGAAAGGTATATCATGAATAAAGTGTTCACAACTATAGCCGTATTCATTACATTAACAACTTCGGCTGCCGCTGATCCATTATCCGATTTTTTCGGTGGAGTCTTTGGCGGTCAGTCTCAACCGTCTCAGACAGTGAAAGGAAAAGGTAGACATGCCCGCAGCGTTCAAAGCAATGATAATGACTATCACTCTACTGGCGGTAGCCGTATGGTTGCTTCGTTTTATGGGCATGGTGAACGTCTCTCCAGACACACAGCGTCAGGTGCGGTTTTCAACCCTGGTGCCCACACCGCAGCACATCGCACACTCCCGTTCGGTACTCACCTAAGAGTTTGTCACCATGGTTGCACAACTGTTGTCGTTAATGATCGAGGCCCATTTGTTAGAGGTCGCAGTCTGGATCTATCTTACGGTGCTGCTCGTGCTATTGGCATGGGATCAACTTCCAGCATATCCGTTGAGAGACTAAATTAATTCTTGACAAACCCCCTGCGTTGACTATATACTAGTGTATTGTGCGCTGCACAATGAAATTGCTTCGCCTAATGGGAAGCATAACAGAAAAGGAAAAGAAATGAATAAAGTTATTTCTCTACTAACTATTCTCACACTATCAACACCAGCATTTGCTACAGACTATAAGACTGAAACTTATGACAAGTATGGTTATGCCGCTGGTGCTTCTGCTATCCCTAGCACAGAGTTGAAGGGTGGACTTCGTGGCTCTCACGTTGCTGCCAATCATCACAGTGAGAACTCTTACTATCCTGGCTATATTGCCAGCCAGCCTAAGAACACTTCCCGATAATTAATTTGACATTCCGTTTCTCGTGTGATAATATATTACATAATGTGAAAGGAGAAACGGAATGCCTACCAAGACTGTTTACAGAGAAGTCGCCGTTGAGGTCGATGTTGATCTGGTCGATTATGATACGGATGAGTTGATTGAGGAAATCGAATACCGTGACGGCGGCAATAAGTGGGAAGTCGTTGATAAGAACGAAACCAAGTTTGTTGCTCCTCGTGTTCAAGATGAAATCTATGATCTGTATCGTGACTATATAAGTGGTAACGATTTCGAACGCAAACTAAAAGTGTTTTTTGAATGCCAGTTAGGCTTTATCGTTCACTAAAGGAAGAGAACATGAGAAACAAGATTATCGCATTAGTTGCCGCTCTTGGTATCGCTTTCACTGTTGCTACTCCTGCTGCCGCTTGGTATCGTGGTGGTTGGGGTTACGGTGGATGGGGCTACGGAGGTGGCTGGGGTTATGGTGGCTATGGTGCTGCTCTAGGTATTGGTGCTGGTGCAGCATTGCTCGGTGGTGTCATCGGTGGTGCTATCGCTTCACAGCCTTACTACGGTGGCTATGGATACGGATATGGGTATCCTGCTTACGCTCCTGCTCCTGTTTATGCTGCTCCCGTTTATGCTTACCCACAGCAGCCTGTTCGCAAGCAAGTGATTATTCGCAATAGCCCCGGTGCTCGGGTCTATGAAGAAGATGACTTTGGCTGGTAATATGTGTTACTTCACTATCACATCTGACATCCAAAACAAAGATGGTCATACTCAAGCAATTATGATCATCAATGCTGATAATGAAGAATATGCAAAACGTGAATATATCAAAACATTCAACCTACCTGTGTTTGATATCAGCGAAGGCATACATATAGCAGACGGGTTTGCGGACCTTGTGACCGCACCCATTAAGAAACTCATTACAAAGTATAAGAGTGGTAACTCCGATGTATCATTGGTAAGTTACTGTAATTCTGTTCACACCAAATACCCAGAGGAATGAAATGAAACTTCGTCATGTTGGCTTTTTTCTACTAGGCTTTATCCCTGCTACACTGTTCAACTATTACGCTCATGGAGCAGAGGTCAAGAAGGAAGAACTCCCTTGTGCTGATAACAAGGACATTGAAAAGATTATGAGTGACAAGGGTTATTCTCTGTTGCTAAATATGACACGCAAAGAAGGTAACAAGGAAGGTGTCATCGAAACAGTGTGGATCGGTGGTACCAATATTGTCGTTACAGGAACAGTACCTAAGGGTGAAACAAGTTGTATGATTGCCACTATGGGTAATGTGATTGTGAATCCTAATGCGATTGAAGAAATCTGGAACAACTATAAGAAGCAGACAAAACAAAAAGACATTTAACAAAGGAAGAGATAAATGGCTTGGGGATATCATTTGAGCCTTGATTGCTATTCAGGCGACAAGGATCTAGTAACAAATAAAAACAATATTGCTGCGTTTGCTAAAGCATTAGTAAACCGTATTAATATGAAGGCTTACGGAGAACCCCAAGTCATTCATTTTGGTGAAGATGAAAAGCAGGGCTGGACCTTGGTTCAGTTGATTGAAACATCTAATATCTGTGCCCATTTCTGTGATGAAACAGGCGACTTCTATCTGGATGTTTTCTCATGCAAACCATATGATATTGGTCATGTGCATGAAGTTGTAAAACAGTTTTTTAGTCCAGAGCGAATAGTAGAGCATTACATAGAAAGAGAGTAAGTATCATGACTCGGAGAATGAACATAGAAGATGTTAAAGAGTTTATTGAGAACACCTCCGAGTCAACAAAAATCTACATTGGTGCTGACTCGGAACGTCATAGACGACACGGCATCTGGTGGGCAGACTACGCTACCGTAGTTGTTATTCATTATGATGGTAACCGTGGTGCTAAGGTGTTTGGTGAGATTGTAACCGAAAGGGATTATGATCAATCAAAAGATAAGCCAAGAATGAGACTAATGAACGAAGCAATCAAGGCTGCTGAATTGTATCTTCAATTGGCAGAGTCCATTGGTGATAGAGAATGTGAAGTTCACATTGATATCAACCCAGACTTTAAGCATGGTTCATCTTGTGTTATCAATGAAGCCGTTGGTTATATTAAGGGTATGACGGGAGTGACCCCAAGAGTGAAACCAGAGGCTTGGGCTGCCAGCATTTGCGCTGACAAGTTCCCTGAGTTGCAAAGTGAAAAATACTAAATAGATGTGCTGGTCACGGGATTGCCGTCCCTACCAGCCCTAACGCTACAAAGGAGCGCCAGCATGTCTATTTATTGTCCATTCGCCGAGGCCCTCGGTATATCAACAACAGTTTCGATTCTAGATACCGGATATCGTCAATACGATGAAGAAGGTGTTTTAATACCACCTTGGAATAAAGGTAAAAAAGGATTACAAGTTGCCTGGAATAAAGGGCTCAAAATGGGTCCTGTACCAAAAGAAGTTGTGGAGAAAAGGTCTAATACTATTAGAGAAAAGTATAAGACACAACCTCACTATAACTTAGGCAAAGATCCTTGGAACAAAGGAAAGAAAGGTGTTCAATCTGCGTGGAATAAAGGTAAACCAGCAGAAAAAACAGAATGCCCTCATTGCGGTAAACTCGTAGATACGTTAAACATGAAGAAATGGCATGGTGACAAATGTAAGTTACGAGTTTACTAAATAGATATCTAAGGGACAGTCATATTGCCCTTAGATTCAACCGCACCGGTGACCACGGATGTAATGGCACTGGTGCATCAACCCTCCTCGTCAGACTTCGGTCTAAATCAATCCCACATTTCATTAATCTTTCGTTTACTGTGGAGTATTGTGCGTGGAGGCATAACAGAAAGGTACTAGAATGAAGAAGGTTTTATTTGCTCTATTCACGGTACTTGCGTTATGCGGTACCGCAGAAGCAAGAAGCCGCTATTCAGGCAATCACGTTGCTGAGGAATCTGATCCTCTCTCCGCTATTCTTGGTGGTGATGATTGGGCAGTCTCACCTCAGCCCCGTTTTAAAAATCAGAGACAAGCCAGAGCATATCATCAGGAGCAAGAAGATCACTGGGGTTTCGGTCACGCTTCAAACTCCTTAGTCGCTCTAGGCTATGACTTGCAGCGTAGAGGCTTCCGTGTATCGGAGCATCCATCATTCGGTGGAGTCCATCATGTTCATCATGGTTGGGCACACTACGCTGGCCGTGCCATCGACATCAATGTGGGTCGTGGCGTGGTTGAAGCACGTTCTGGTTATGCAGGTAGGTTTGATCACCTCGCCAACGAGTTAAGGAGCGAGGGATATACAGTGTTGTGGCGTGTTGCCGGACACTTTAATCACATGCATGTCCAGCGATAATATGGAGGGGAGCAGAAATGCTCCCCTTTCTTTTTGTCTATATAAGATTGATACTAAATAGTGTTGCATTATAACAAATAGTATTCTCGGAGAGTAAACATGACTACACCTTCTGGTCAGATATCAATGTCTGATATTCTTACTGTAATCAATGCAGGAACACAAAGAGCGGTAAGTTTTAATGAAAACGATGTTAGATGGTTGACTAATGGAAATGCCACC